GGAAAACCAGGAGGAAAACGCCCGGTGGCTTCTGGACTTTCAGAACTGGGTGGAAGCCCAGAGCTCCGGAGGCCTTGCCCCCCACTTTGGAGACGTTCCCCAGGAGGAGCGGCTTCGGGCGGAGGGGGGAAGCCTCCAGAAAACCGGAAAGCTGGGGTCGGGGCTTTACGCCCTGACCCTCACCGCCGAATTTACAAGAATCTATTGAGGTGAAACATATGGGAAAAATTGAAAGAAAGTATCTGGCCCACTACATCAACGCCGGAACCGCAGAGGAAGAGAACTACGAGCGGCTGGGTCAGGATCTGGAGGAGCTGACCCCGGAGCTGGCGGCCTCCGTGGAGACCAAGAAGAACATTCTGGGGCAGACCAGCATTCTCATCTCCAGCTATGAGAAAACTGCCGCCGTCACCCCCTACTATGCCCAGGCAGACTCCCCCCTCTTTGCCAAGCTCCAGGGGATTCTGGACGGCAATCTGGTGCTGGACGACCTGAAAACCCAGGTGGTGGAGGTGAAGCTGTGGGATGGGGAGCCGGATGGCACCACCTTCCCCGCCATCCGGGAGGAGGCCTACATCGAAATCACCAGCTACGGCGGCGACACCACCGGCTACCAGATTCCCTTTACCATCCACTACACGGGGAACAAGGAGACCGGCACCTTCGATGTGGAAACCCGCACCTTTACGAAAGGCTAAGGTGAGGGAATGGAGGAGATTCAGCTGGACACCGGTATGCGGCAGTACCGAATTAACGAAGGCGGGGTTCTTTCTATGAATCCTGCCGACCCGGGGCTTTATGTCCGGTTTCAGGAGGCCATCCATAAGCTGGATGGTCTGGAAAAGGAACTGAGCCGGGAGAACCCCACGGACTTTTTCCGGGAGGCAGACGAAAAAATCCGGGAGATTTTGCAGGAGGTGTTCGGGGCGCCCAACGACTTTACCCGGATTCTTCCCGGGGTGAACCTGCTGGCCATGACCGGCACCGGACACCGGGTGATTGAAAATCTCTTTGCCGCCCTGGAGCCGATTCTTTTGAAGGGGGCGCAGGAATGTGTGCAGAAGCAGGTAGCGGAAGCCCTTTCCCGGCGGCAGGAGATTTAAGCCTCTGGGAGCTGCCGAAAAAGGTGAAGCTGAGGGGAAGGAATTTTGAATTTTATGGGGATTTTCGGAACATTCTTCTGATTCTCTCCTATTTTCAGAAGCCCGATTTTCCCCCTTTTCTTCAGTGGCAGATTGCCCTGGCTCTTTTTTACAAGGAGCCGATTCCCCCGGCTTTCCAGCCGGAGGCCATGGAATATCTGGCGCTTTTCATCAATGGGGGAAGAGCTGACCGGGGGACAGGGGGGCAAAAGCTTCTTGACTGGCAGCAGGATGCCCCTCTGATTCTCTCCGGGGTGAATCAGGCGGCAGGGCAGGAAATCCGTGCCCTGCCCTTTTGCCACTGGTGGACCTTTTTAAGCTATTTCCACGCCATCGGGGAAGGGCCTCTTGCCACGGTGGTGTCCATAAGGAAAAAGCTCTCCCAGGGGAAGAAGCTGGAACCCTGGGAAAAAGATTACTACCGGGAAAACCCGGCCCTGGTGGATTTGAAAAAGACTTACACCCGGCAGGAGGTGCAGGAGCGGGAGCGTCTGCTTCGCCTGCTGGAGGGGAAAGGAGGATAAGCAAATGCGATTGCCGGAATACGACCTTTTTGTGGATGGCGGTTCTGTGGATGAGACCCAAAAAGCTCTGGAGGAGTTTCAGACCTTCGTGGGAGCCCTGGGGAATATGGTGAAAAAGACCTTTTCCCAGATTGGAAAGGTCATTGTGGAGAACATGAACGACGCCTCCAATGCCATCTCCGGCACCAGCGGGGCAATCAAGCGGACGGTGGCGGGCTTTGACCAGCTGAACCGGCTGAAAGCCCCCTCCGGCAGCAGCAGTGTTGCCCAGATTGACAAGGAGGTGCAAAAGGCCCGGGAGAATCTCCAACGCTTCATTCAGGCCCTGAAGGAGATGGATACGGAGCCGGTGGTGGGGCCCATCCGCAACTTTGTAACCGGGCTGTGGGATGTGACCACATCTTTGTGGGATGCTCAGACCCCCTTAAGCGGCTTTTCCCAGCTGTTCTGGGATGCCGCCGGGGCTCTGGGTATCACCAGCGATAAGGTGGGGGGATTTATGGGGATTCTGGAAGCCCTCACCGTCCCGGTCTCCACCATCGGGGGAGGACTGTCCTACCTGTGGGAGAAGGTGAAGGATCTGGGGCTGGGGTGGGATACCACCGGCACCAGCGCAGGCAACGCCTTTACCACCATGACCCAGGTTTGGAGCAGCGCCGGGGACTGGATGCAGACCAATGTGTCCGGCCCCTTGCAGCAGGTGTTCTCCGGCCTGTGGAACCAGGTGACATCGGGCAGCACCAAGACCGGAGAGACCATGAAGGGCATCTGGTCCGGCACCGCCTCCTCCATGGGGAGCATCTTCTCCCAGAGCTGGGAGAAGGTGAAAAAGGCCTTTACCTCCGGGGGACAGGTGTTCAGCGGTATGGAGACCGGCATTTCCAACCAGTTCAAAAGTGTGGTGAACGGCCTGATTGACGGCATCAACTCGGTGGTCTCCACCCCCTTCCAGGGCATCAACAACGCCTTGCAGAAGGTCAGTCAGGTGGAGATTCTGGGAATCAAGCCCTTCCGGTGGCTGGGATGGCAGATTTCTGTGCCCAAGATTCCCCATCTTGCCCAGGGGGCGGTGCTGCCTGCCAACAAGCCTTTTCTGGCGGTGGTGGGCGACCAGAGAAGCGGCACCAATGTGGAAGCCCCCCTTTCCACCATTCAGGAGGCGGTGGCTCAGGTGATGGCGGGGCAGACGGACGCCCTGATGCAGGGGCTTTCTGCTCTTTTACAGGAGCAGCGGCAGACCCGGGAAACCATCGCCGCCATCCAGGTGGGGGACACGGTTATCGGACAGGCCGCCCAGCGGTATGAACAGCGGCTGGCCCGGATGAGAGGAGGGCTGTAAATGCAGACCACCGACCGATTTACAGTAAACGGAAAGCCAATGCTTCTGCCGGATGCGGGGGTGACCTGCTCCTTTGAGGATTTGGACAGCTACGCCGCCGGACGGGACCAGAGCGGCATTATGCACCGGGATGTGGTGCGGTACAAGGTAGGCTCCTGGACTTTCTCCTATGGCTTTTTGACGGAGTCGGAGAAGAAGTACATGGAGGGGCTGTTTCCCAAGGCGGCCACCTTCACCTTCGGCTATCCCGACCCGGTGGATGCCGGGAAGATGCGTACCTGCACCGCCTACCGCTCCCGGTACAGCCTTTCCTGGTACGACGCCCAGCGGGGGGTGTGGAAAAACTATGGATTTTCCATTATTGAATGTTAGGAGGTGGGGGTATGACAGCCCTTTTGGTCCTGCCTGACGGCAGGGAGATTTATTCCGGCGAGGTGGGAAAGGATGCCATTTTGGGCCTGACCCTCACCGCCGGGGTCAACGACACCCAGGAGCTTACCCTGGGCTCTGTGTGTGCTTCCATGGTGGAGGCGGAGCTTCTGATTCCCGGCGGAGAACTGGGGGTAAAAGCCGGGGAGGAAGTGACCTTATACTGGATTGACGGAGAAAACCGGGAAAAAGCCGGGATTTTTGTGGCGGAAAAGCCGGAAAAAACCGGAAACGGCACTTACTCTCTTACGGGCTTCGACCGGGTTTCCCGGCTGGATCAGGATGTGACCCAGTGGCTGGAGGGCCTCCAGGGCTGGCCCTACTCCCTTCTGGACTTTGGAAAGTTGGTGTGCAGCCACTGCGGCGTGGAGCTTGCCAATACGGAGATTCCCAACGGGGATTATGAGGTAGCCAAGTTTGCCGCCCGGGGCATTACCGGGCGGCAGCTGCTTTTCTGGGTGGGGGAGGCTTCCTGCCGGTTCCTACGGGCCACCCCGGAAGGAGCGCTTTTTCTGGACTGGTACACCCCGGCGGAAAAAACCGTCTCCTTCTCCGGAGAGGATTTTTACTACCAGGACACCCTGACCTGGTCTGACTACCGCACCGCCCCCATTGACCGGGTGCAGCTGCGATTTGACGAAAAGGATGTGGGCACCATCTATCCCCCGGAGGCTGCCGGGAACACCTACGCCGTCACGGGAAACTATCTGCTCACGGCGGAGGATGCCCAGAGCCTTCTGCCGGTAGCGGAGGTTCTTTTTGAGCAGCTTTCCAGGGTGCAGTTTACCCCCTGCAAGCTCACCGTCCCCTCCCGGCTGGGAATCCGGGAGGGGCAGATTCTCACGGTGCAGACCCCTTCCGGGGAGGAGCTGACGGCCTATGTGATGAGCCGCACCGCCTCCCGGGGCAGGGACACCCTGGAATGTACCGGAAGCCCTGCAAGAGAAGCCTCCGCCGCCGTCACCAGCCAGAGCTACAAGGCCCTCTCCGGGAAAATCCTGCGGCTCCAAACCAATGTGGACGGCCTGACGGTGGAAAATCAGGATATGGCTGGAAATCTGGCAGAGCTGACCCTGGATGTGAAGGGAATCCGCACAAAGGTCTCCCAGCAGGAGATAAAGCAGGAGGAACTGGAAGAAAAACAGACTATTTTGGAGCAAAATGCCCAGGGTATCACCATTTCCATCCAGGAAATCCGGGAAAACGGCGTCTCCCGGGTGGAGACGGAGACCGGGTACACCTTTGATAAGGATGGGATGCGGATTTCCAAGTCCGGGGAGGAGATGGAAAACCGGCTGGACAACACCGGTATGTATGTCACCCGCTCCGGGGAGGGGATT